AATTAAGTTTATTTCTGATAAGATCGCTGGAAGATATATTGAAGGAAGGCCATTTGCTTCTTATAAAGAAGTTGAAGAGTTTACTTTTACTAAGGGAAACGGAGTAAACAGTCGTGCCTTATCAGCGCTTAATGCTGTAGGAGCGCTGACATTCCCAGATAATCCCAGAGATGATGAAAAGGTAAGAGAGAATCTTTATGAGTACCTTAATCTTCCTGAATTTAACATTCAGGTTCCGCAGCACTACCACGCCTATATAACTACAGCAGATGATTTTGATGAAAAGGGAGCCTACATTCTAATGGGGCTGGTTCGTAGCATCAAGCGTGGTAAGGGTTGGAGCAGGATCGAACTACTAGATAGCACAGGAAGCGTAGGTATTTTTGATGAAGAAGAAACATCCATCGAAGCAGGTAAGACTTATATTATTCTTGCTGGATCTAACAGAATCGTGGAAGCGATTCCTATTGATGAGATACGAGAAAGCAACAGCGCACTGGTACGGTTCTTGAACTATAAGCAGTTGCCATATGGACAAGACGAGTATTTTGTGCTATCCTTTAAGCCTCGTATCACAAAGGCAGGGAAGCGCATGGCAAGCCTCGTAGTCGCTGACAGCGGCAGGGAGTTGATGAGCATGGTTGTATTCCCATCAACATTTGCAATGGCCTATACCAGAATAGAGGCTGGTAATGCATACAAGATTAATTACAACAAAAACAAGGAAGATGATTTGATTTTTCAGGAGGTAGTAGCATGAACGTAAACCTAGAAGAACTAGCATTTGCTATTCATAGCAATGCTATTGACAAGGGCTTTTGGGAGCCCAATACCCCAGATAACCATACGGTTTTCTACCTTAAGCAACTTGCTATGATTCACTCAGAAGTAAGCGAGACACTTGAGGCTATTCGCAAAGAAAAGGGAGAAGATGTTGTCGTAGAAGAAATGGCAGACATCCTTATCCGCCTCCTTGATCTATGGGCAGGGATGCAACGAGACGGTGCCGTAAGCACTCTCTTAACTGATGCCCTATTAGAGAAGGTCGCAATCAACACAGGCCGTCCTAGACTCCATGGTGTCTTAGCATGAGTGTAGAAGAAGTTCTTGCAAGTCTCAACCCAAAGTTGCGTAAGAAGATTAGTCTTGGCTCTGAGATAGAGCAGATTCAGTTTGCCTCAACTCCAAGTTATGGATTGAACAGGGCTCTCAATGGTGGTTTTCCATATGGCCGTCAGATTCTAGTATGGGGTAATAAGTCAAGCGGCAAGTCTTCTTTTCTCTTGCAAACCATTGCCAAGGCTCAAAAGGAGGGAAAGATTTGCGCATGGATAGATGCAGAGATGACATTCGATCAAGAATGGGCAAAACTGCTAGGAGTAGACATAGACAATCTTATCGTTTCTACTGCTCGTACTATGAACGACATGGTAGACGTTGGTACAGATCTTATGAAGGCTGGAGTAGATATTATTGTCGTTGATAGTATCTCTGCTCTGCTTCCTGCCATTTACTTTGAGAAAGACTCTGACGAACTTAAGCAGTTGGAAAATACTAAGCAGATTGGTGCAGAGGCTCGTGACATGACCAACGCAGTAAAGATGCTTAACTATGCAAATAATCAAGAAAAGCCAACCCTGCTTATTCTTATCAGTCAGGCTCGCAATAATATTGGAGCAATGTATGCCACTCAGCAGCCAACAGGCGGTATGGCAGTAAAGTTCTATTCGTCTACCATCATTAAGTTATTCTCGTCTGAGTCTGACAATCAGGCTATCAAGGGCAAGATCTATGTAGGCGACAAGATAATTGAAGAAAAGATTGGACGAAAGGTTCGTTGGGAGGTCCAGTTTTCTAAGACTAGTCCAGCATTCCAGCAAGGAGAGTACGACTTTTATTTCCGTGGAAACGACCTTGGAGTTGACTCAATAGCAGATCTCGTTGATACAGCAGAGATGCTTGGATTTATTGAGCGAGGAGGCGCATGGTATACCTGTGAAGGAGAGCGTTTTCAGGGTAGAGAAAAGTTGGTGCTTGGTGTCAAAGAAAATCTAGATATGCAGGAATCCCTAATTAAGAAGGTAATTGGTGAAGAAGTTTAGTGTATATAAAGGCACTTTCGTATGTCAGAAGTGCGGAGAAACAGTTGACTCTGGAAGATTCTGGAGAGACACATATGACTTCACATGGATGTGCTCATGTAGATATGTTTCTAAAGTAAACCTATATGCTAAGGGTTATTGATGAGCGAACGAGGGGAAGCAAAGAGGATCGGTGCAAAGCAGCACAAAAATAGTGGTCGCAACTACACTAAGGGAGACGCATCTTGGAACAACTATGTTTTAGACTTTAAGGAATTTACTAAGTCATTTAGTATAACCCAAGATGTATGGGCAAAAGTGGTAACAGATTGCCTAAGAGTAGATAGAAAAAAGTCACCAGCGATATACTTAGTACTTGATGGCAAGACAAGGCTTGCTATTGTTGAGTGGTCTGAATTTGAAAGGTTGGTAGAAAATGACAACGGCTCTTGAGCAGGTAGATGGTCTATATGAAATTGCTGACTACATGCAGGATGAGGAACTAACCTCCGCGCTAGAGTTTATTGCAAAGATTATTCTTAAGCCAGACATTCCAACAGACGTTGCTGTCTTGCAAATTGTTCGTCTACAGGCTATTGCTGCTAAACTCCAGATGCGTGCTACATGGATGGCAAATGTAGATAAAAGTGATAGAGCAAAGAAGAACCTCTATTACACAGCGGCGGCAGAGATAGATAAAACTGTGGCCGCTCTTAAATTTATTCTCAAGTGATACAATTATGTTTCTAAAGACAAGGATTATTATGGCAAAGAATTTTTTAAAGCAGGTAATGGACAAGCAACCAGAAGGACCAATAGACACAAAGGCACTAATTCAAAAGATTGAATCAGGATATCTTGTAGGAAGAGATCCAAAGTTTACACAGAAGAAATCGTTCAGCCCGTCAACACTCGTCTATGGCAATGGCGCTTGCCCTAGATACTGGTTTCTAGCCTTCTCTGGGGCAGAGTTTGTTGACAATGCCGATCCATATGCTGTGGCAAACATGGGAAGCGGAACAGATGGCCATGCTCGTATTCAAAAGGCTATCACTGATGCTGGAATTATGGTTGAGGAAGAGAAGAGGATCATCGCCTCAGACCCGCCCATCTTTGGCTTTGCTGATGCAGTCATTCAGTGGGGAGAAGAGCAGCCAGTCGTAGAGATTAAGACTATGAAGGAAGAGTCATTTGCCTATCGCAAGCACGCCAAGCCACCAAATTACCATCTTATGCAGTTGATTATTTACATGAAGGTTCTTGGTAAAAGGCTAGGAGTTCTTCTGTATGAAAATAAGAATACTCATGAACTACATGCCATCACCGTTGAGCCAACAGATGAGTACATTGCGTGGGCAGACTATGCGTTTGACTGGATGAAGAAGGTGAGGAAGTCTTGGGAGGATGGAGAACTTCCACAAAAGCCCTATCGTTCTAACTCTAAGGTTTGCAAGACGTGCCCAATTCAAGCAGCCTGTGCTTCATCAGAAAAGGGCAGCATAAAGATGGAGCCGCTGGAGTATCTTGAATGAAGATCTGTGCTTGGTGCTCTCAGGAGTTTAATCCAAATGTTTCATATCAAATATATTGCTCTGTTGAATGTAGAGACAATGCAACTAAGGAAAAAATTGCTGAGAGATACCAAGTAAACAGAATAAAGAACAGGTCTTCTAAAAAAAGAAAATGTTCAGGTGGCTGTGGAACGTATATATCCATATACAATGACAATGGTTTTTGTAATACTTGCATGGTTAACAAAAGAAAAGTTGATCAAATGCTAAAAGAACTAAAGGGTCTTTTTGAATATGAACAAGAAAATTAAAACAGCAGAACTTTATCTTCCATCATCTTTTTGTGCTGTTGATGCAAGCACAAATAGTCTAGCATTTGCATTCTTCAATGAAGGCGAATTAGAAAAGTATGGAAAGATAAGGTTCATGGGTTCAACAATATATGACAAACTTGGAGACACTGTTCATAAAACAATGAGCCTTTTTAGAACTCTTCCTACAGAAAATATGATAATTGAAAAAACTATTTTTGCCAATAGTGCTCAAGTAGCAGCCAACTTAGCCCTAAGCCAAGGCGCTCTTATAGGCGGGGCAAAGATAGGAGGCGTTCGTAATGTCTATGGAGTAGCGCCTATGTCATGGCAATCGTACATTGGAACAAGGTTGCTAACAACAGATGAGAAGCAAAAGATAAGGCAGGCAAGCCCAAATAGATCCAACTCTTGGTACAAGTCTCAAGAAAGAGAACAGAGAAAGCAAAAAACAATTTCTACTGTCAATGATAGATTTAATATTAAGTTAGACGACAATGATATTGCAGATGCCTGTGGTATCGGAATGTTCGCCATAGACAACTGGGTCAAGGTGGTCAAGGATGCGAAGTAAAGGGCTTCATCTATCAGAGCAGTTTATGAAAAAAAGATATGTTCTTGATAAAAAGTCTCCAGAAGACATTGCCAAAGAGTGTGGGGTCAGTGTACAATTGATATATCGTCAACTAAAGAAATTTGGACTAAAGAGGTAACTACACTTAAAACTATGATATAATAGGTGTATGGCAAAGGCACAAGATTTAGTTGGCATGAAATTTGGAAGGCTGACTGTAATAGAAAGAGTGTTTGATGGAAAGTCAAATACTCGCTGGTTATGTCTTTGTGAGTGTGGCAATACTACAATAACTGTAACTGGTAATTTAAAAAATGGACGACATAAGAGTTGTGGCTGCTATCTTAAAGGACCAACAAACTATAAGCATAAAGAAAGAACCTATTCAAACGGATATGCATTTATTCTAAAACCAGAGCATCCTAGGGCGAACCCACACACTGGAAGGGTAAGAGAGCATATCGTGGTAATGGAAGAACTTCTTGGAAGATCTCTTTCTGAACATGAAGAGGTTCATCATATAAACGGAATACGCGACGATAATCGACCAGAGAATTTAGAACTTTGGTCAAAAAGCCAACCCGCAGGAACTAGAGTAGAGGATAAAGTAAAGTGGGCAATTCAGATATTGGAGCAATACGCTCCACAGATGATCAAGTAAATCACCCCCTGCATTATACGAGCGATCCATCTGGGGTAGAGTGCTTACAAATTGTTCGTCATCGTAACTACAACATCGGAAACGCTATCAAGTACCTTTGGCGTGCTGGTCTTAAGAATGAGGATAAGCATGTTGAGGATTTGAAAAAAGCCATCTTTTATATTCAGGATGAAATCAAAAGAATTGAGGGCTCATACTAATGGGAAGACGAAAGGCAGTCAAAAGTCCACTAGCACATCTATACAATAGAGTTCCATACTACACCATGCCAGATGGTAGAATTATAGAGAAAGACGAAATAATCAAGATAGTTGGAGAACATGGTGGTAAGTTCAAGTTTGTTGAGCACGTTACAAGAACAGACTCTGGAATTGAGTGGATTGATTGCTTTGAGTTGCGTGGGGGCTCTCTATGCAGTTGGAGATCTTTTTATCCAGATAGAATCAAGCCTATGCCGAAGCCTCGCAGAAAGCGCAGGAAGAAGGTAGTCTAGTTTGTCCAAAGATGGTCTTAGGAAATATGCGCAGCCATCTTTTGTAGATGTTAATAAAAACATAAAAGAAAAACCTCAAAGACGGCCTGCAAGCAAGAAAAAAGAAGTGCAGGAAATGCTTGCCAAAATAAAAGAAAAAAGTGGATGCATTGATTGTAATACACAATACCCCTATTACATCTTAGACTTTGACCATGCTCGTGGCAAAAAAGTTGCAAATATCGGAGAAATGCTAAATTATTTTAGTATAGAAGACATACTAAAAGAAGTAGCAAAATGTGATATTGTTTGTTCCAACTGCCATCGTGAAAGAACTTATCAAAGAAAAAATAATCAAACATAATATCAGCAAAAAATGTTGACTTCTACATTTTTTTTGTGATACTCTAGATTGTTGCCGCCGCAAGGAGGAAACAGATGATAACGAAACTGCTAGGAGGTGTGTTAATGGTAACGGTATTGATGACTAGTTCATCTAACGCTATTGCTAACACTTCCGCCGAACAGGTGTATGCTAAGTCTGCACCGATTGCGACGGAGGCTTTGTACAAGCCTGTCGTAAACAATACAAAGGCTGAAACAAAGCCAAAGGCCTGCAAAAACTGGCTCGTTCGTGAACTGAAAGAGGCAGGATTTAAGGGCAAAGGACTGCGAATCGCATGGGCAGTTGCCATGCGTGAGAGTGGAGGAAGGGCAAATGCCATCTCTTCCACTGGAGACTATGGAGTCTTTCAGTTTAATCGCGCAGCGTGGGGAGATCAACCTTGGTGGAATACCAAGAAGATGCTTACACGCGACTACAACATCATGATTGCCTATCGAATTTCACAGAAGGGCAAGACGTTCTATCCTTGGGACATTGATGGAAGAGGAAACCACAAGGGAGCGTATACATCAGATTCTGTATATGCAAAGTATAAGTCATGGTACAACAAGTATCCATGTAAGTAGTCTAGTTAGTGGCAGGGTAGGAAACCTAATTAATCAGGTGGCAACATTCCTACCCTGCTACTGCTATAATTGTTTCCAGTAAAAGGAAAAATATGGATAATAACGATATCATTTTACATCTTGAAGAAGTCAACACTGTTGCAGCAGAATACATTAAGGGTAAAGATGCATCTGCCATTTCTAAAGAACTTGCTATTCCTCGCAACAGAGTTCTTAATCTATTAAATGAGTGGCGAGATATGATCGCCAACAACGAAGCCATTAGAATCAGAGCGAGAGAAGCCCTTGCTGGAGCAGACCAACACTACAACCATCTTATCCGTCAAACATACGAGGTCATTGAAGAAGCCACTCAGACCTCTAATTTATCTGCTAAGACTGCTGCTATCAAACTAGTCATGGATATTGAGGGCAAGAGAATAGACATGCTTCAAAAAGCAGGGCTTCTAGAAAATAAAGAACTGGCAGATCAATTACTAGAACAAGAAAGAAAGCAAGATATTCTTATAAAGATTCTCAAAGAGGTTTCTGGAGAATGTCCACGATGCAGGTCAGAGGTTGCTAGAAGGCTTGCTGAAGCATCTGGTCAGTCAGAGGTGATCACTGTTGAGCACGCTTAGTTTCGATGAGTTCTTTGACGCCCTTGATGATGATCCTTTTGAGGAAGAGCCAGTAGATCTTGATACCTTTCTTCATAGTGAAAATTATTTAAATCAACCCCCCCTATCAGATGTTCAGAGAGATCTTGTTGAGGCTATGAGCCAGATCTACAAGGAAGACGACTTGATTAGATTAATGGGCCACGAAGAAGGCAAAAGGCATTACAAGAAATATACTAAAGCAGAGGTAATTCTCCAACTTGGCAAGGGATCTGGCAAAGACCATACCTCAACAATTGGGTGTGCCTATTTAGTATATAAACTTCTATGCCTAAAAGATCCAGCAAAGTATTTTGGTAAGCCACCAGGTGACTCAATAGACATTATTAATATTGCTATCAATGCTGAACAGGCGAAGAACGTCTTCTTTAAAAACTTTAGAAATAAGATAGAAAGATCCCCTTGGTTTGCTGGAAAATATGATTCCAAGGTTAACAATATTGAGTTTAATAAAGCAATCACAGTATTCTCTGGACACTCTGAAAGAGAAAGCCACGAGGGTCTGAACCTGATACTTGCTATCCTTGACGAGATCTCTGGCTTTGCCCAAGAATCTTCCAGCGGAAATGAGAATGCTAAAACTGGCGATGCTATCTATAAAGCCTTCCGCGCTTCTGTAGATTCTCGCTTCCCAGACTATGGAAAGGTTGTTCTTCTATCCTTCCCTCGCTATCCAGGAGACTTTATTTCCAAAAGATACGATGAAGTAGTGGCAGAGAAAGAAGTAGAGTTAAAAAAACATACTTTCATTATCAATGACGACATGCCCCCAGATGCTCCAGAAAATCAGTTTGAAATTGAATGGGAGGAAGACCACATTCTTTCTTATAAATATCCTGGAGTTTTTGCTATTAAGCGACCAACATGGGAAGCAAATCCCACTAGAAGCATAGAAGACTTCAAGATCGCCTTTATGACTGACTATGCAGATGCTATGCAAAGATTTGCCTGTGTTCCATCATTCGTTTCTGATGCGTTCTTTAAGCAGAAGGATAAATTAGAGCGAGCAATGTGCCTTCATAACCCCATTGATCATTTTAAAAGAATAGAGGCAGCCTTTGAGCCAAAAGATGGAGTAAGATATTTTCTTCATGCTGACCTTGCACAGAAGCATGACAAGTGCGCCATTGCTATTTCTCATGTTGACAAGTGGGTTCAAGTTAGAACGTTTAACGACTATACACAAGTACATCCATTTGTTATAGTGGACGCCATAGTTTGGTGGGAACCAAGAAAAGAGGGTCCAGTTAATCTTTCAGAAGTAAAAAACTGGATTGTTGATTTTAGGCGGCAGGGATTCCAAATAGGCCTTGTAACCTTTGACCGATGGCAATCGTTTGATATTCAGCAAGAACTAAAGTCTGTTGGAATAAAGACAGACACTCTTTCTGTTGGAAAGAAGCACTATGAGGATCTTGCTATGCTTGTTTATGAGGATCGCGTCTTGATGCCACACAACGATATTCTTCTTGAAGAAATGAGTCAGTTAAGAATCGTTTCTGATAAAAAAGTTGACCATCCTAGAAAAGGAAGCAAGGACTTGTCAGACGCGGTAACTGGCTCAGTATATAACGCTATTGCTCATACTCCTAAAAATACAAATCAAGAAATATCAATTCACTCATGGAAGTCTTTGGCTAAGGACAAAATGAAGGAAGAGGCTCAGGGGCTTATTGAGCCACCAAAGCCAACGGAAGAGATAAAGGAATATCTTTCAAACATGGGCTTTATGTAGTTGACACAGCAGAATCAGAGAGGTATAATTTCTACATGACAGCATTTATCATTACAAGTATAGCGATATTTTTTGTATCAATTGTTAGCAATATTATTTTTATTCTTAACAACTACACAGAATCAAAATTTGGTGCAGTCATTGGACTTATTCTTTTTACATCAATGATGATCTGGGGATTTACCCTTTTGTTTTAAACTCTGCGGCAGGTAGGCAAATTGGTTACGCCGCCAGTCTTATAAACTGGGATTTCGATTGCGGGTTCAAGCCCCGCCCTGCCGACTTGATACAATATTCCAATGGAAATTATTGTTAAAAAACTTGATAAGAAAAAATATTCAGCAACATTATATATAGATGGAGAAATGTTTACTTCTTCAGTGGAGCCTCGCGCAGGATGCGCTATAAGAACAGTTCTAAATTACTTACAACTAAAGTTCGGGGAGCCAGAGGGAGAACTTTCTATTACCATAAATGGCTGGTAACAGTGGTATAATCTTATTATGGAAAAAGATACATTTAACGAAGAAGATTACACTGTCGCTGATGAAAGCGGAATTGATTGGAGCACTCTATAATGGCTAGACTATGTGCCGCAGGGGTAACCCTAAGGGATCAAGTAAATCAAAGGTGGGCCTCTAGAGATAAGTCTAGTGATGGCTGGATAGGCGATTCAGCACATCAGGCAAATTCTGGATGGGGAACAAATGGAAGGGGATCTTATCATAATCCAGATCCTAATGGCATTGTTCACGCTATCGACCTAGATGAAGACTTCCTTGGTAAGGGCAAGGGCCAAAAAGAGGCGATGGAGTTTGCCCAACAACTCGCTACATATTGCAGAGAAGGTAAAGATGGTGGAAGAATTGCTCACATTGTCTATGAAGATAAGGTAGCATCTGCAACCGCAAACAATTGGCATTTTCGTGGTAGTGGTTATGGCCACACCCATCACATTCATATTAGTTTTACTAATAAAGCAGATAACAATGGAAAGCCATTTGACCTACCCATCTTTGGACCTGAAAAGTTGTGGGACGGAAATATTCCAAACTATAATAATATTATTGCTGCAATGAAAGATCCAGAACTAAAAAATCTTGCAGCATACAGACTTGCTTGCAGACTTCACGACCTTGGATTTTTCAAGGGCACCCCAGTAGAATACGAACAGAGTTATCCTTGGAAAGCCGTAGAAGCATGGCAGAAGTCTAAGGGATACAACGTCCAGCCCCCAGGAACTTATGGCCGCAAGGCTCATGAAAAGATATTTGGAGAATAATATGCCACCAAAAGGACCAGCAGGCGGATATCGCGCAGGCAAAAAAGGATCATATGGATGCAAAGGGTATCCAACAGTAAGTGCAGACGGAACAGTTCATGGCTGTCACCCAACAAAGGCTCGTGCTCAAGCGCAGGCTAGAGCAATTTGGGCAAGTACAGCAGAAAAGTCAGTTAGTAAGGCTATGGTTACGGAAGGCGATTTCGTAATGTTTATTTGTCATGACGAAGAGATCAAGGTTGGTCGTGTTGAGTATGTCATGAGAAATGAAGGCTGGCTAGGCATGGAGGGCTCAGAGTACGCTCTTGAGTATATGCCAGAAGATATGCCACTTATTATTCGACTATATGAAAGTGAAGATGGTGCTTGGGAAGAAGAGGAGTACGTTGTCTATCACCGTATGTCAGAGGTAGTTAAGATTGAATCTTTAACTGTTATTCAGGAAATGGAAGTTGAAATGGTAAGCAAGGCTGAGTCTGTTCGTGTAGGACAGATGGTGTCTTGGGGCTCAAGTGGTGGCACAGCAGAGGGAAGGGTTAGAAGGGTCATTAGAGATGGCTCTTATAATGTCCCAGATTCTGATTTTACAATAACAGGAACATCAGACAATCCAGCAGTAGTCATTGAAGTTTATCGTGATGGAAAACCAACAGGGAGAATGGTTGGTCACAGAATGAGCACTCTATCAGTAAAGAAGAATGCATGGTCAGGAATGTTTGACCCAAGAGGCATTTCAAAAAATGGCTGATACATATACTCCCACCGCTGGCATGAAGGCTGCTGCTCGTCGTGCTTTAAAGTGGAAGGAAGAGGGTAAGGCAACAGGCGCAGGAACTCCAGTAGGATGGGGAAGAGCATCTGATATCGTTGCTGGAAGGTCCATGTCCCTTGATACAGTGAAGCGTATGTATTCCTTTTTTTCTCGTCATGAAGTAGACAAAAAGGGCAAAGACTTCTATAATACTTCTAATCCCTCAAACGGTCGCATAATGTGGGACGCTTGGGGAGGAGACGCTGGATTCTCTTGGTCAAGAAAAATTGTTCAAAGAGAAGAAGCAAAAAAGATGTGGCAAGGATCAGCATTTGATTCAAATGTTGACAAAAGAAAAAACTCCTGATAAAATATATAAAAGGAGTTGATGTTGTTGTTATACTTCCTGCTAGCAGTAGCGCCATCATTTGGATTTTTATGGGCGATACTTGTAGAAGCGTTCTACTTATTTAGAACATCTAAACTAGATAAGCAATTCAATAGCATAGTCAAAGATGTGGAAGAAGAATTGGAAGAAAAAGAAGAAGATGGAGAAGCAGTAAGCGTGGCTTTTCTTGAAGACAAGGCCTATTGGGTACTTGACAACACATTCTATGAGGCAGATATAATAGACGGTGTTATTGATAAGACAACATCACGACCAGTTGATGCTTATGAAATGACAAATTTAGAAATTATGAAAATGCTTTTTATATTGGACAACCTAACAGAAGGGCAGTAATGAATATCGTAGTTCAGGGAACTAAGGAGTTCTCCGATTATAATGTATTTTTGCGTGCAATGGGAGTAGCGCTATCTGATATTGATGATGGTGAATTTAATGTATATTCCGTTGGACCCGCTCAAATTAACTCATTTACTGCTGAATTCTGCAATAGATCAGAGAACAGCCTTAAGCAGCGCGGCATCAAGACAAAGTTCTACCGTGTTCCTCCATCATATGTTGAGGAAAATCTTGATGGGTTTGACTACTTTGCCTTTCTTTCCACTCCTAATCAGCGACCGTCGAAGTTGGCTGCGTCTGCTGAACTAAAGGGAATGGAAGTTGGCATTTTCCGTTACTAGGTGATCCACATGTTGAGCAATAAGGATCAGGCATTCCTTAGTGTGGCACGATACTTTGCTACCAAGTCGTCATCTAGAAACACCCATGGAGCAGTAGTAGTCAAGGGAGGAAGAGTTCTTGGCACTGGATACAATAAGGATAGGAACCACCCTCTTATTGTTTCTCCAGAGCATATCAAAACAGAATGCAGCACACATGCAGAAGAATCTGCTATTCGTGATGCAGGATATGATGTAAGAAATGCAGTAATTTATGTAGCAAGAGTAAATAAGCATGGAGAAGATCGTAACAGTAAGCCATGTCCCAAGTGTGCTAAGTTGATTCAGGACTCTGGGATCAAGCGAGTTGTTTTTACTACAGAAGCAGGAGAAATAAATTATGCTAGTAACTAGTCTAAATGAGATGGAGCAGATTGTTTCATACCGATCAGATCTTGAATGGGACGGATGGGACGTAGTTCATTATAAAAAGAATGACGCTGCTCAGTTTGCTAACAATGGGGCCTTTAAGAATGGTCAATGGTATAAGAAGAACGTGTACCCCATTTCTGAAAATGGCTGGAGTATTCCAAATTATATGGGGCTGAGAGATGACCTATAAATGGAAGGATGACGCCAAATGCCTTGGACTAGACACTAATATATTTTTTGAAAGATACGAAGATGATCCTGTGATGGCGGCAAGCATTGATCAACTATGTAGGGATTGTCCTGTTAACAGAGAATGTTTTGCTGTTGGAGTATCAAATAAAGAATGGGGCGTTTGGGGTGGTGTTTATTTAAAAGAGGGAAATATAGACAAGGAGTTCAACCAACACAAGAGCAAGCAGTCTTGGTTTGATACTTGGCAGTCTCTTACGATGGAGAAAGTATGATATATACACCAAAGATAAAGCAGCAGGTGCATTCTATACCAGTTCCTCATGACTTTGTTATGGACGTAGTTGAGTATGACATGTACCCTCCATACATTGGTCTTAGATTTTATGAAAGCCACTGGAGGCACTTCAATGATCTTGAGCGTCTTAAGTGTATTGAGTATCTACAGAGAGTAAAAAGAGTTATTGAGGCTAACGGCATTAGCGTAACTCTTGATCCAGTATATGATGTTCCTGGAGGACAAAAACTAGGATGAGTATATTTATTTCCATTGCATCATATAAAGATACTGAATTAGTTCCTACTATTAAAAGCATTATCAATAATGCCGATAATTCAGAGGAACTTCACTTTGGTGTAGTATCACAAGATGAGAATAAAAGGCATCCAGATTTAGAGCCCATTGTTGATAATCTATCTTACTTAAAAATGGATTTTCGTCAAGCAAAGGGGGCTGGGTATGCAAGAAAACTAGCAATGGAAATGTATGAGGGAGAAGATTTTTACTTGCAGTTAGACTCTCATATGCGTGCAGTAAAAGGATGGGATACCAAACTAATAAACATGTATCACCAATCATCCAGTTTAGCAGGAACAAACAAAGTTATTCTTAGTCAGTATCCAGCAGCATATGAGATCCATACTGGTGGAAAAGAATATTTTGTTCAAGATCATGAAGAACTTTGGAGTACCCCTACTTGGTCAAGAGTGCATAACAGAGATAATGGATCTTGGTCATCAATAAGAGAAAGGTTTGATGATCTTTCTCAGCCGCATCCATCTCATACAGTCCTTGCTGGATATCTTTTTGCCAACGGTAAGTTTGTAGAAGAGATTCCTTATGATGAACGTATCTCTTTTATGGGAGAAGAACTATGTATTGCTATAAGAGCATACACACGAAACTGGCATATTTATGCCCCAAACGAAATGCTGTTTTGGCACTTTTATAAAAGGAAGCAAAGCCCTAAGATTTGGAATCAATCAGAAGATGCCAAGCGTCCTACCAAGTGGATTGAAATAGAAATGAACTCAAAGAGAGTCCAGAAAAATATTCTTCTTGGAATAGAGCAGGGAATATTTGGAATAGGAGACTATGAAAAATATCTTGAATACCAAGATATGATTGGTATCAACTTCTCTAATTTTTATGAAAAAGAAATTAATCATAAAGTAAACAATTCCATAAAATCAACAGAAATCTATTTGTAGTATAATTCTACCGTGGCTAAATTTGGAATGATGTGGGTGGGAGATTCACTAACAAAAATTCAAGAAATATCTCTGTCATCATTCATATTCCATGGCCACGAAGTTTTCATGTTTGCTTACAATAAAAATCTTTCTGTACCAAATGGTGTAACTAAACTTGATGCTAATCAGATAGTTCCAGAGTCAGAAATATTTACTGTAAAAAATACTTATGCAGCATTCTCAGATGTATTCAGATATAAAATGATTAATGAAACTGGACTTCCATGGGTCGATGCAGATACAATTTGTGTTTCTGATGACTGGAATTTCAAAAACAACATTTATGCTGGATACGAGGGGAAAATAGTTGTTGGTGGAGTTCTCAGTTTGCCACAGGAATCACCAGCAATAAAATATATGATTCAAAAATCAGAGAACTTTAATAAAGAAAAAATAAACTGGGTAGAAATAGGTCCAGCATTAGTAAATGAAACCTTTAAAAAGTTTAGGTTAATGAAATATGTTTATAGTGAAGAAACTTTTTGTGGCATACATTATTCCAAGTGGGAAAAACTTTGGAAGCCAGAGTTCTTGGAAGAAATAAAAGAACTAGAACAAAGAGCGCATAGCATATCTGCCTACAACTCTATGGTTACATTTTCTGGACGAGATAAGAATAGGCTTCCAAAGGGTTCCGCCATGGAATATTTTTATAGAAAGTTTGTAAAATGATTAACAATACAATTATCATAAAATATAAGAAGTACCATAATCCGCTATCTATTCTTACAAAAAAGTACGGCAGCGATAAGGGATCTCCCATAGACAATGATATATCAGAGTCTGGATGGAGCATGAGTCTATATGCAGACTTCTACCATATGCTTTTTTGGAACAGAAGAGAAAAAATAAAAACAATGTTAGAGGTTGGAATAGGGACAAATAACGACTCTCTTCCATCAAATATGACTTCTAAAGGAAAGCCTGGTGCATCCCTAAGAGCATGGAGAGATTATTTTCCTAATGCAATAGTTTATGGCGCAGACGTAGATAAAAATATTTTATTTCAAGAAGATAGGATAAAAACATTTTATGTTGATCAGGCAGATAAGTTTAGTGTTGCTGAACTTATTTCACAAATTGATAAGCAATTTGACTTCATTATTGACGACGGCCTTCATGAGGCACATGCTCAAATTACTTTATTAGAGGGAATTTATTATAAACTAAAGGTCGGCGGAATCTATATAATTGAAGACTGTATTAATACATATAGAGAAGTAAAGAATCACTTAGATGGCAACGGTTATGAATACATAGACCTAGACTTTACCAATGACTCTAACTATTGCTTTGTTATTTTTAAGAGTAAGGAGCCTTGGGATGAATATTGATCTTAGAGAGATTAAGACTTTTTATATTAATATGGACAAAGACAAAGAAAAAGATGTCTTGGTAAGAGGCCAACTGGAGAAGTCGGGAATTAAAGATTTTACTAGGGTATCAGGGGTAAACATACCAAGAAATAAGGAGTCTGGCTGCGCCTCTTCACACTACAACATCCTTTCTGAGGCATCTAGTCCCACACTTATCTTAGAAGATGATTGTGCTATCTATAAAAATAATCCAGTAATAAATGTCCCAGAGAATACTGATGCTGTATATATTGGTTTATCTAGATGGGGAAATAGAAATGGCGTAGCCAAGATAGGCAACTATTCCTATAGCCCATGTCGTGGGTACAAAGATCTATATAGAATAGACGGAATGCTTGCAACTCATGCAATATTATACCTATCGGATGAATATATAGATATTTCTAGAAGAGTGGCAAAACATTGTGCAGATAATTCTATTCATGTTGATATTGGGTTTACTGGAATTCATAAATACTATAACGTTTATGCTGTCGGTCAACCATTTTTTTATCAAAGTACAAATGAAAAGTCAACAAAAATTGTTTTACGCAACAGCAGAAAATAATCTATGACATAGTTCACAACCATATTATTTGACTATTGAACAAATTCTTGATAAGATATATATATCAACCCACAAGGAGGAATTTGTATGAAGGCTTTTGCACGCCTATTTGAGAATGTTTTCACAAGCGCCACAAGCGAAAAGAAAATGTCTCATAAGGATGTTTATCATGAATGGACCAAGCAGCGTGAAGATGCTGCAAGATTTGGTCAAAGTCATGTTCAGGAGATTGACGCAATCTTCTCTCGCGCAGGATATTAATATTTGACAACCATCCATGTCATAGTGTAGAATTATGGCATGGATGAGTCATATTATGAAGACTATCTATGGTCCTATTATGAAGGAGTAATCTATGTTGGACGCGAGGGGAATTCCTACAAGAGAGTGTCCTAATTGCGCCTCTACTTTATTTACAGTTCAAGTAATATTTGACGAAGATTACGAAATTGGAATGTATCTATTAAACGCGGAATGCGCAATGTGTCATACATTGGTAACTGCTCCAACACCATTAGACTTGGTAGAACCATGACAGAATTTTATGCTAAGATAGTCCCCTTAAACAAAGGGGCATTCAGATATTGTGCGACCATATGGAAGTCACACGATGGCATAGACAGTATCTGGAATAAAAAAAAGTTTATTAGAGTCAACGCTGCTAGATCATGGTCAAGCAAGCATTTGGCAAAACTAATATCAAAAGATTCTCAGGCAATGTTTATAAAAGAATCAGATATATTAAGGAGAAAATGGAATGACTAATGAAGAACTTCTACAAAAGACACTTAATGCTACCATTGAAAGAATGGGCAGGCAGGCAATTAACTATGAGGCAGAGATCGCTAATCTCAACTCACAAATCATTCTTCTGAATGAGAAGATTGAAGAAACAATTAAGGATTCCAAGGTTGCTGAAAAGCCCACTAAAGAATCCTGATATAATATAGTTATGTATAGATTTATGCTTAATGATTTGGAAAAAAGAGATTATAATACAGCCGCTCGTAGAAGAATGGCTGAATCAGGTCAGGCTATGCCAGACGGATCTTTTCCTATCGCTAACCGCACTGATCTTCGTAACGCCATCCAGTCTGTAGGAAGAGCAAGCAATTATGAGGCTGCTCGTAGACATATTATCAGTAGGGCAAGAGCACTAGGAGCAGAGGACATGCTTCCAGAAGACTGGAAGAAATCTGATAAGTCAATGTGGTCTAGCGCTCTATCTCCACGATGGTAGACATCTTTGATGAAGACGATCAGTATGTTTGTGTTTCACACATGATGACTGTTCCATGTCCAGTCGGGGATAACCATTTAGTATCTAATTGGCCTTCAGATGTTGCCAAGGTACTTGACACAATGAAAAGCAATCAGTAGAATATACCCAACAACTACAGTTAGGCTATATAATGCAAACTTTCGTTCCCTATGCAGACCTTCATGAGTCTGCTGCTGTTCTAGATAACAAGCGCCTAAACAAGCAACTTCTAGAAGGCAGGCAGATCTATCAGATCCTTGCTACTAATCGTCGTCAAGGTGGCTGGGTTAATCATCCTGCCGTCCTTATGTGGAAAAATTATGATATGGGCCTATACTCATATCTTGTAGCAATCAAGGACGAGTGCAATAGTCGTGGCATCAAGACTGATAAGAACTGGGATGCAATTGTAGGCTTGCACGAAAACAATTGGCACCGTGGAGATAAGATAGTTATGCCTGCATGGTGGGGTGATGAAAGAGTTCATCAGTCTCATCGCAACAATCTATACCGCAAAGATCCAGACTATTATGCAGAGTTTCAACACGATCAGTTTGTTTCGTGTTGCGACACTTGTAACTACGTCTGGCCTTCACACTATTTGATTTATAATAATGAATTTACAGGATATTTTAAGGAGACAGCATGACACTAACAGATGAACAAGAGAAGGCTCTTAGGGATTTGGCATCAGCATCAGACGCTCTGCGTCGAACATCGGGGGGCAAGGCAGGAGATGCTGCTGAAAAGAAGTACGGAGAGGCATATACTAGGTGCTATGTGCTTGGCCTAAAGCAATACAAGATGCAGGTATGTAAAACTACCCGTTGACAAATGCCTTGCCCCTAGGCTATAATTTAGGGGTATATGCGGCATTAGTATAAAAGTTATTATTCCTGCCTTCCAAGCAGGAGAAGTCGGGGCAGTACCGACATGCCGCTCCAAGCCCCCGTAGTTCAATGGATGAACGGCAGGTTTCTACCCTGCGCGTATGAAGGTTCGAGTCCTTTCGGGGGTACAAAATAAAACAAACAATCAAAAGGAGTATAATGGAAACAATGATGGCAGTAGAAGAGCAGTCCGACGTACTCAATACTTCTGATCGTTGTGATAGATGCGGCGCTCAGGCTTATGTTTATACAGAGGGTGTATCTGGAAGTCTTCTATGGTGCCGCCATCATTATCTAAAGCATCAAGATGCAATTGCGTCTTGGGCCTTTGAGACTATTGATGAGACTAATAAGTTGTGATATACTTACAGAATGACAAATCGCGTATGTTCAGTAGACGGATGCCAGAAAAAGCATAAAGGTCACGGACTTTGTGACACACACCTACAAAGACAAAGAAAAGGTTTGTCGCTAACAAAGCAATACAGAAACCCTAATGGATCATTTGTAGAGTGCAAAATTGATGGCTGTACAGATAAATCAACGTCCCTTGGAATGTGTCCTACACACTATCATAGAATAAGAAAATATGGTAACCCAGATACCATTCTTCATGTTCAAGCAAAAGGAAAACTATCACATTCCGATGTATGGGTTACCTATCGTGGAGCACATACTAGAGTTGAGAGATCGCGGGGAAAGGCAAAAGATATGCCGTGTGCCTGGTCAGGATGTGAATCTCAAGCAGATGAATGGGCCTATGATAATAATGATCCAAATGAAGTAACAGATATTGTGCGGGGCTATGAAAAAAGATATTCTCTTTTGCCAGAGCACTATATCTCATTGTGTAAAAAACATCATGAACTCTATGATATGAAGCATAGAGAATTAAAAAACAGGTCAAGCACATGAACTGGTGTGACGTACACAAAAAACATTTTGAGTACGATGAAAATGGCTGGCCTAATTGCTTGACACAAACAAATCAATAGTGTAAAATATTCGACAAGGCCAGAGAACAATCCCTGCGAAAGTAAATTGCTCTGGTTACGCCTCAATAACTCAGTTGGTAGAGTGCTTCACTTGTAATGAAGATGTCGCGGGTTCGACTCCTGCTTGAGGCTCGTAAGTCCGACAAAAGGAGAAACAATGATTAATAAGTTTATTGCTGCAATTGCTATTTCTTCAGCAGTAGTGGTTGCTGCTCCAGCAGTTGCAACGGCGGCAGAGCCAAATGTTGCCGTATCAAAGGCTAGCGATTACAGCACGAGCAAGAAGAACCAGTTCTGGAATGTTGCAAGGTCGCTAGACCCAATGGTAAAATATGCAGGTAAGAAGAGCACCATCAACCTTGGAGTAGCAACATGTGATCTCCTGAGAGCAGGAGGAGACATGGAGGATCTAGCAATGCTGGTTGTTGATGCTAATGTAGGAGCAGCAGCAGAGAGCGCTCTTATCGCTGTTATTGCTAGCGCTCCAGCAGTTCTCTGTCCTGATCAGCAGTATAAGTTCGATTAGGATGGCGGCCCGTTCGTCTAAAAGTTAGGATCGCGCCCTTTCAAGGCGCAGAAGAGGGGGCAGTACCCTCACGGGCTACTAGGGTAGAGTTGGACAGGTGGTGAGTCCCATTGACTGTAAATCAATCGCTTATGCTGTGGAGGTTCGATTCCTCTCTCTACCACGCAAAATAACTACTACAGAAAGATACCAATGAACGTCATTGATGAATACAAGTTTATGTATCTTGATGAAATTAAGGCACAATTGAATACAAAGAGAGCAGGATTTACTTCTGTCTTTCTTAACCTTACCCACGACTTTAATAAAAGTGTTGGAGTGCGCAATCACAATGCTTTTGCAGGAAAGGATATTTGGTTTGTTGGTAAGAAGCAGTGGGATAAGCGAGGAGCAGTAGGAACCTATCATTATGAGGACATACATTATGCCGATTCTTGGGACACTTTTCTTTTGCATAAGCCAGACGGACCCATTATCTGTGTGGAAAATGTTGGTGGTTCAAAGCAGGTTTCTCTAGATTCATTTGATCTTCCTTCCAATTCTATCTTTGTCTACGGAGAAGAAAAGGAAGGTATTCCAGATTATGTGCTAGATTCAGCAGATTATGTTCTCTCTATTCCTATGTGGGGTAGCGTAAGATCGTTGAATGTTGGCGTATCCTCTGGTATTATTATGTTCGAATATCGTCGTCAGCATGGTTAACTCAATTGGCAGAGTTCCTGCTTTACACGCAGGCGGTTGGGGGTTCAAGTCCCTCACCATGCACCGCCGTAGCAGTACCCGTAGAAGTCCCGCAGGGCGAGGGAGGCAGCCGCTTCTACGGTATTCCCAGATCGTCTAATTGGCAAGACATGCGCCTCTGGAGCGTAGAATTGGAGTTCGAGTCTCTGTCTGGGAACTTGGTTCAAACAAATGATATAATTGAACTATGACAAAGCACAAAGAAAATATACTTCGCTTGCGTAGTGAAGGAAAGACATATAAAGAAATACAAAACGAACTTGGATGCTCTAAAGGAACCATTTCTTATCATGTAGGAGAGGGCCAAAAAGATAAAACAATAGGAAGAACACGAGATAAGCGTGGTGAAATTAAAAAATATATTCAAAAATATAAGCAGGAGCATCCATGCGTCGATTGCGGTGAAAATTATCCATATTGGATAATGGAGTTTGATCATCTAAAAGATAAAAAGTTTAATTTAAGTGGTTTTTATGTAAAAACTGCAAAACTTGAAACAGTAAAAAAGGAAATAGAAAAGTGTGAGGTAGTATGTTCTAATTGTCATAAAAATAGAACATACATGAGATCATACCGCAATGGATCAAATTCTCTTGACGTTTCCATGTACTATGATATATAATTTATAACGCGATCCCCGCTAGCACAATTGGTAGTTGCAGCCGACTGTTAATCGGCAGGTTCCAGATTCGAATTCTGGGCGGGGAGCAAGGGAAGATTGGCAGAGAGGCCCATTGCAGCGGATTGCTAATCCGTGGTCGGAAACGGCCCACAGGTTCAAATCCTGTATCTTCCGCCAATAAATAAAAATATACATAAATAAAAGGAGAAAAAATGTATACAAGAATTATTCTAGGAAATGATATTTGGTTTGTTGTTGACGAGTCAATGCAACAGATAGTTGATAAGTTTAATAATAATGATGCAACTCTAACTGCAAACGTTATTGATGGATATGAAATCTCTGTTATTAAAGAAAAGATTATCTGTTTTGTTTCTGTAAATATAACAGAAGAACTAAACATTCCTCTTCTACAAGACGAGGACTAATATTTAAACCAGCGGTATAATGAGGAAAGAGATGAGCAGCGTACTAGTATTGAACGCAGGATACGAACCTCTTCATAGAGTATCAATTCAGCACGCCATTAAGATGCTTGTTCGTGAAGTTGCTGTCATTGAAGAAGCAACAGAAGAAATGTTTGGATCTTTTCCTAAGCCTTTGGTTCTTAGATTAGTAAGATATGTAAAACTAAAGTGGAGATCTAGCAAGCCTAAATGGTCAAGGCAGAGACTTATGATTAGAGATAATCATTCCTGTGGATATTGTGGTAAGTCTGCTAACACTGTAGATCATATTGTCCCACGCTCAAAAGGCGGGGGCACAACATGGGAAAATACAGTAGCAGCATGTTTTAAGTGTAACGCCAAGAAGGGCAACAGAGCACCAAAAGAGGCAGGCATGAAGTTGCTTGTTGACATTCATAGCCCCAGTTGGTATCATATAGTCTAGCAAGGCCGTGTGGTGGAATGGCAGACACGCTTGACTCAAAATCAAGTGCCGAAAGGCGTGAGGGTTCGAATCCCTCCACGGCTACATCATGAAAAAGACAGCAGTGATATTCGATATGGACGGCACTCTTGCAGATGTGTCGTCTATTCGTCATTACCTAAAGTCTTTTGATGAATCAAAGCGTAGAGTTATCAAACACTTTGATAAGTTTCATGATGAGTCTATCAATGTGCCACCGCATAATCACGTTGTGAATGCAGCGCAGATAGCGCATATGCTAGGACATGCCGTGCTTATCGTTACTGCACGCAAGCACATGTGGCGTCATCACACTGCATGGTGGCTTGCTCTGCATAGAGTTCCTAGCGATATGCTAATGATGCGAGGCAACCTTGACAACAGAAAAGACTACTTGGTTAAAAGGGATATGCTTGCAACCATACGGAAAGCATACAATGTTATTCACGCATGGGATGATAATCCATCCATTATCAAACTCTGGACAGAAGAGGGTATCCCGTGTACAATAGTGGATGGTTGGGATCATGGCTGATGGTTGGATGATAATGTGGTAGAATATATTTATGCAAAATAAAATATGTTCAACGTGTAAAGAGCAAAAAGCAATAGAAAATTTTTCTTCATACTTTGAAAAAAGAAGTCAAAAAACAAGAATAGAGTCCAGATGTAAAAGTTGTGAAGCAAAAAGAAACAAAAAGTTTTTTGAGGAAAGGCCAACATACACAACAAATAGACATAGAAAATGGGCTATCCAAAATAGGTATAACATCTCTTTAGAAAAATATTCTGAAATTTTACAAAAACAAAATAACGTATGTGCTATTTGTGGTGGTACAGATGAAAAGGCTTTGGCAATAGACCATGACAGAAGTTGTTGTAATGGAATTAATTCTTGTGGAAAATGTATTCGTGGTTTATTGTGTCAAAATTGTAACAACGGGCTTGGAAGATTTAAAGACAATATAGAACTTTTTAAAAAAGCAATATTGTATTTGGAGAAAAATAATGGCAAAAAGAAATAAAAAAGATGATGTGGTTTTATATCCACATACGCCAGAAAAACAATTAACTCAGCCAAGCGGGTTTTGCATGACTGGCCATCACGAAACATGTCCATATCAATTTTCCCACGGCAAGTGTGGATGTCAATGTCATAAGGAGAAATAATGAGTAAGTCAAAGTACAGCGATAGCAATCTTTACATGACTACCCGTGAGTTTGCGGATCTAGTTGTTGAGGCTCTTCATGAGCAGAACTATTTTAAGGTTGACGATGTAGCACATCCTCAGGATATTGCTTTCGCCTTCACCTCTGTTGGCGAGACAATCGGATCTGTTATGTCATGGGCAATTAAGCAGGAGCATGATGCAACTAAGAGCGGAAAGATCAAGCGTGGCCTTAATATCCCTACTGATCTCAAGAAGGTTGCCCTCCCCGTAGATGATGAGGTTGCTCCAGTTACAGGAAACCACCTTGGCTACAATGAGTGGAAGCATTCTTCGTAATGCCAATTTATACATATAGGTGTGCAAAATGTGGCACGTTTGATTGGACTCATCCAATTAATACAATGATTGATAACTGCCCAAAGTGTGGATCTCTAGATATCTCAAAGGTTTTTAATTCTGTTGGGATATCTTTTAAGGGATCTGGATTTTATTCTACAGATAGCAAAGGTAAATAATGATTAAGTCAAACGTTGAGACAGCACTATGTTTTGACGACATTCTTCTTGTTCCACAAAGAAGTTCTGTCGCATCAAGACTGAATGTTAATACCGCTATGATTATTGGAAATGGCAAGAGGTCTATTCATCTTGACCTACCGATCATTGCCGCTCCTATGGATACTGTCTGTGACATAGAAATGTGCATTGCTATGTCTAATGCTGGTGGTATTGGAATTCTCCATAGATACATGCCATATGAGGAGCAGGTTCGCAAGGCCAAGACCCTTGCAGACGGACAGTTCGGCTTTGGAGTAGCCATCGCATCAAATAATGGTTTCATGGAGCAGGCACAGGCCCTTTACTATGCTGGAGCAAGACTGCTCCTAGTTGACACTGCAAATGGTCATGGAAAGTATGCTATTGATGCAGTTAAGGCTCTGAGAGATAAGTTTGACGATGTTCATATCATGGCAGGCAATGTTGCAACTGCTGATGGATTTGCACGACTCTCTGATGCTGGTGCTGATAGTGTTCGTGTAGGAATTGGAGGAGGTAGTGCTTGCACAACTAGGCTAGTCAGTGGACATGGCGCTCCTACTCTTGCATCAATCATGGACTGTGATCGGTGGCTAGAAGAGTTTGGATCAATTGGAATTGATACATGTTCAATTATTGCAGATGGAGGAATTCGTAACTCAGGAGACATGGTAAAGGCTTTTGCGGCAGGGGCACATGCGGTTATGGTGGGCTCAATGTTTGCTGGAACTGATGAGTCTCCTGGAAACGTTTTCATTAATGAGCAGGGCCAACACGTTAAGGCCTTCCGTGGAATGGCCTCTAGAGAGGCACAGAAAGACGCTACAGGCAATGTAAGCGTAGCAGAAGGAATTAGCACTACTATTCCATACAAGGGATCTGTCAAGAACATTATTGAAGAAATTCGCGGAGGTCTAGGAAGCGGGTGTTCTTATTCAGGTGCTCATAATCTATTTGAACTATCAACCGTTTCAAGATATGTTCGTGTAACCCAAGCATCTTTGGGCGAATCAAGGCCTCACGCACTCTAGGAGATAATATGGCTAGCGGAATTCATTGTGATGGTCCAGCATGTGCAAACTGGACTAAATCAGAAATGGCAACAAAGTCGGGATTCCTTACCGTCTTTGATGGGGTATATCCAATGTATGCTGATTTTGTTGCACACTTTTGCTCATGGGACTGTGTAATGAAGTATGCATCTTTCAAAGAAACTGTAGTTTAATTCTGTTAACCTTCCTGTGTTATAGTGTTTAATACTATACATTAACAGGAGGTTAACATGAAAGAACTAACTGGTAAATGGAAGATTAAGAAGGACGGATCTTGGGCTATAAGATACAAAAAGCGCAAGGTAAAGCCTCTTTCTATACTTGACACCATTCAACATTCAGAGTAGAATATAGCCAACGACTACGATTGGAAACAATATGACTGAGTGGATGCCACTCAAGCGTAAGGGGCAGCCCAAGCAGAGCCATGTCATTATGGATGACATTACTGCTAACCTCATTAGGCCATTTGATTATGATTCAGATGGTACTGAGAGTTTTTATCCCTATGAGATTCCTTTTGATCTTCCCCTGCAATGGGGCATTGGCGTTATTGTAGGTGCAAGCGGTACGGGCAAGTCTACCTTGTTGCAAGAATTCGGTACATATGAGAAAGTACAGTGGGAGCACAACAGGTCTATAGCATCGCATTTCGATAGCGCAGAAGAAGCAAGTGAGCGCTTGGCAGCAGCAGGACTCATGAGTGTTCCAGAGTGGGTTAAGCCATACAGCGTACTTTCCACGGGACAGAAGTTCCGTGCTGACCTAGCAAGGAGCATTCATGACTATGCTGTTATTGATGAGTTCACTAGCGTTGTTGATCGTAACGTGGCTAGGGCTGCGTCTACGGCTCTTTCTCGTTACGTCAGAAAGAATTCTGTTCACAATATTGTGGTTGCTACTTGTCATCGTGACGTACTGGAATATCTTGAACCCGATTGGATCATAGACACAGACAGGGGGTACTGGTCCCTTAATGAGGGACAGTTTCAACGACCCGAACTGGTACTGGACATATATCCTGCCTCAAACGACGTTTGGAAGCACTTCTCTGCGTACCACTATCTCTCCGAATCGCACAACAAATCCGCACGGTGTTTCGTCGCAGTTTGGGATGGAAAGTTAGTGGGATTTAACTCTGTTATATCCATGCCCAATGGGGCACTCAAGGAGGCGTACCGTGGACACAGGTTGGTTGTCCACCCTGATTTTCAGGGTATGGGGTTTGGTCATAGAATCTCAGAGGCAATCGCCCAGCATTACATTGATAATGGCAAGCGATA